GCCAGGATGCTCTTGATGTGCGCGACGTCCACCACGCCCGCCCCGCCCGGGTCCTGCCAGATGCAGACCTTGACGGCGCTGCCGTCCTGCGCGGCGATGTTCTGCATCGCGCGGTCGACCTGGTGCGGCGAGCCGCGCAGCGACTCGACGTGCAGCACCACAAAGCGCCCGGCGCGTGTAACACCCATCTTGACCCCGCGCGTCCAGTCGGGATCGGGCGAGGCCGGCGTCACCTGAGTGGCTGCCTTGTCCCACGCTCGCACCACCGCCACGAAGTCGGTGGGCGCGGCCTCGATGACGCGGAACCAACTGCGCTGAAAGTACAGCCCAGCGGCGGGGCGGATGAGCCAGCTGCCGCCGCGGCCGCTGCCAAGCAGGCGCTCGCGCTCGACCCGCGGCAATGCCAGCAGCCGCGCGGGATAGTCTGGATCTTTCTCGAGCAGGATCTTGTTGTCAGCGAGCAGGCCCAGGATGAAGGTGAAGCTGATGGGCGGATGGCGCAGATGCGGGAAGCGCGCGCGCAGCTCCTCGGCCGAGTCGCCCCATACGAGATCATCGTCGACGCGGTAAAAGTACCGAATCACCCCCGAGCGCTCGGGCCGAATGAACTCGCCGCGCTCGTCGAGGTACCACGCGATCATCGCCTTGACCCACGTGTCAGCCGTCGGGTTCATCGTCGCTCGCACGTACGGCGCGACACCGCTCGTGCTGCGGTTGCGGCTGAACAGGTACCAGAACTGCGACTCGAGGAAGTGCGGCAGCTCGTCGAAGTTGATCAAGCCGTAGCCCTTGCCCTGGTGCTTGAGCTTGTCGGTGTCGTACTGCAGATGATCGAGATGCACCTTGGCGCCGCTCGGGAAGGTGGCCGATGGGTTCGGCGTCTCGCGCAGCACTGCACCCAGCGCTGGGTACCACTCCGCCATCAGCTCCCACAGCGACTGCGGCCCTTTGAGCTGGTTGCTGGTGCGACGAAAGCAGACTGCAGAGAACCCCTTGACGTCGTAGTTACGCAGGCACTCGAGCGCGAGCCCGCTGGTTTTGCCCGAGCCGGCCTCGCCGCCGTAGAACACCATGTCTGCGCGGCTCGCCAGGAACCGCTCTTGCGATCCGTTCTGCGGCCGGACCTCGAGCCCGGAGGATCTATTTGCTCGGCCGTCGCCCATTGTCCGGCAGGTAGAACTGCACGTCTGACTTGTTGCCAGAGCCGTCAGCCTGCACGTCGTCGCGGCTGCGAGGGCCGTACACGTCAGGCCGCCGCCGCTCGAGCCACCACGCGCCGGCCCGCCAATCGTCCTTGGCGCGGTTGATCACGTTGAGCGTGAGCCGGGTCTCTGCAGCTGCGAGTGCGCGCTCCAGTTGGGCAGCGAATCGCACCATCGCCTTGCTCGTGCCGGCACGCCCCGCGTCGCGCCAGTTGTAGATAGTCTTGCGGCTCACGCCCTCGGACTCGGCCGCTGCCTCGATGGTGACCCCGTATTCGATCAGCTTGCAGATGGCATCGCCGGCCTTCACCGTGTATTTGCTGCGCGCGGGCATGGCTCTTAGCTTGACTCCCGCTCGGCCTTGCCGCCTGTGAGGTTCTGCCAGCGCTCGACGATGACGTCGCAGTAGGCTGGCGACAGCTCGGCCGCGAAGCAATCGCGCTGTTCCCGCTCGCACGCGATCAGGGTCGTGCCTGAACCGCAGAACGGTTCCCACACCAAGTCACCGCGATCGGTGTAGCACCGCACGCCCGCAGTCGGAAGCAACACGGGGAACGCCGCTTGATGCACGCTCTTGCTGGTTGTGTCGTCGGTCGCCGCCGACACGGGAATAATGGCTTGCTCGCCGAAGCTGGCCCAGACGCCGCGCAGTGTCTTGCCGTGCTCCCGCAGCTTTTCGGCGCCCGTACCGCGCCGCCATGTCTGGACATATTCCCATTCGCGCAGGTTCATTGTCGTGCTCGTGCCGTAGCTGAGCGCGAGTCGGGCGAACGGCTTATGCCAGATTCGGTTGCCACGCAGCAGCCAGCCATGCCGGCGGAACGGCGCATCGTAGTGCTGTGACATCAGGGTGAACCCATGCTCACCGGGTCGATACACGTCGGCATAGTTCATCGTGGCATACGCGTCGGGTCTCGAGATCTCTGCGACGATGTCGATTGCGCCGCTGATGAGCGCGGTCAGGGTCGGCAGCGAGTCGCCCTGCTCATAGTTGAGATCGATGCCGTATGGTGGCGACGTGAACGTGTACGCCGCGCGGCGCTCGCCGAACAGCGGCAGCACGCATGCGCGGCTGGTGCAGTCGCCGCAGATCAGCCTGTGCCGACCCAGCACCCAGACATCACCGGGTTTCGTGATCGGGTCCTTCGGCAATGGCGGCACTTCATCCTCGACGACATCGGCATCGCCCTCCACCTCTCGCCGCAGCGCCTGGACATCGCCACCCGTATAGCCGGCGAGCAGCTGGTCGCTTGGCTCCATCGCCTTCAGCAACTCGGCGAGCTCGGCGTTGTTGCGCAGTGTCAGCGCGGCAAGACGGTTGTCGGCGAGCGCCAGGACGTGCGCGTCCTTCTCGTTGATGTCGAGGTAGCGCACCGGCACGAGCTCGAGGCCGAGCTGCTTGGCCGCGCGCAGTCGCGTATGCCCCGCGATGACCTCGCCGTTGGTTCTGCGCGCGACGAGCGGCGCGCCAAAGCCAAAGCGCTTGATCGACTCAGCGACGCGGCGCACCGACGCGGGGTCATCCTTGGTCGGGTTCTGCGGCCAGGGTTTGAGCGCCGACGGCTTGACCCACTCTGCAGCGCTGCCGCCCGGGCCGCCCGGTTCGGCCTGGGATAAGGCTCGCGCGCGCGGTTGTATAGATTCCACACTGCTGCGCACATCGGGGTCGCGCTTGCGGCTGGGCTGCTTGGCTGGCTGTGTTCGCATGGGTTGCTGGTTTCTCCTCGGTTACTTCGGCATGCCCCGATGCCATGACGCACGATAGCGGGGCCGGGGCCGCTCCGCTTCGAATCCATGCGCGTCGACCTCGCGCAGCCGGCAGCGGTTGCAGCAGTGCGGCTGATGGTGCAGCCAGGTGGTGAGCTTCAGGACGCGCCGGCGGCCGCACGAGCACTCGACCTGCACGTACGCCTCGGTGCGGCCATCAGGCCGTTGTCGCGTGGTGCGGCTCAACTCACGCAGCAGTGACGCAAGCGGTGCCGGGGGCTGCGGCGCCCGGCGCGACCGCTGGCCCCATGCCAGGACGCACGGGCGGCACAGGCCGGCGAAGCGTCGCAGCGGCTCGAGGGCTGCGCCACAGCTGCGGCAGCGCGTCGGCTGCGTGGGCACAGGGGTGATGGCCCTGCGTTCGTCCGACGCATCGAAGCCGTGCAGGGTGGGTTTCATGGGGGCGCCTCCGGCGCGAGCTCGCCCGCCCAGACCTGCGCGCACGTCAACGGCATCCGCCGAAGCTCGAGCCGCACGCAGTCCCAGAACTCGCCCGAGAACCCGCGCATGCTCTCGAACGCTGCCTGCAGACAACCCGATTCGTACAGGTGCATTGCAATCCCATCGACCGAGTGACAGCGCGCGCAGATGACTGTGCTCGGCGGATTTTGGAAACTGGGCAGCACCGGCGTCGCAAGAAAGTTCTCGTATGCCATGTCAGGGTCGGGCGGCGGCTCGGCACTCATGCCGTCGGGCAAGACCGGCTCGAACCCGCACTCGGTATGCCACGACCAGTCAAGCGCACCGCAGTGGCTGGCTCCGATTTGCTGATGCTGTAGGACCACTGCGCCGCCGAACAGAACCGGGACGCCGTCCACCTCGTTGCGACGCTCGCGCTTGCGGTGTGCGTAGTAGTTGCTGCGGCCGATCGCTTCGTACTCGGCCCTCATCTCGGCCGAGTGGTCGCAGGCATGAAGGGGCGTTGGCTCCAAGTCAACCTCGAGTTGCGCGCTCACTTGGCCGCCCTTCTTGATGCCTTCGACTTCCTAATCTGCTCGAGAAGCCGCGCCCAGCGCTTCGGGTCTGCCTTGATCCGCTGGTACGCTGCACGACCGGCCTCGATCTTCCTCGCTCGGTACTCGGCATCAGTGTGGTAGCGCGTGCGTTCGCGCTGGTAGGTGCGAGTCTTGTTCTGCTGGAACCATCCCTTGTGGTAGCCGAGCTTCTTGGCACGGTGGCCGGGCTCCGTGTGGTATCGCCTTCGCTCTCTTTCGCGTTTGACCTTGCGCTGCTCGGCTGACGGGCGGGTCCGGACGCGAAACTTGGAAGCCTCACGGGCACGAGCGCGTCGCTGCGTATTGAGCCACTCCTTCACCCGATCGATGTCGTGAACCCGCCATGTGAAGTGCGCGAACTCGGCATCGAGCTCCTCTCGCAGGTTCTTCCAAGTCATAGCCCGAGCTCCATCTGCGCCGCGATCCGTCGAGCGAGCTCGGCGTGCCCCAGTTGCTGGAGCGCCGCTGCAGTCTCGGCCCGCACCACCGCGAGCGGACGCTGCCACCGCCACTCGTGGCCGATGCGAAGTCGGCGCAGTCCGTAGCGCACCAGGCGGCGCCGAATGCGCACGAGGACCCATGCCCGCGTGGCCGGCGACTCGTGGGCGTGCCGCTCGGCGTAGTCCGCGAACCACTCCTCGGCCGTCTGCTTGGGCGTGGGGCACGGCCGCTGGGCGAGCAACTGCGCGTCGACCTCGGCGAGCATCGCCCGCTCGTCGTCGGTGAGCTCGCGCGTCGTCGGGCGCCGATAGCAGGGATACTCGAACGGCGGCGGGGGCATCCCTTCGAACCGCAGCCCGCACGCAGCGAGCAAAGCATGCAGGGCGTCGCCCTTGTACCGCTTGAGCAGCGCCCGCATTTCATCGTCGCGCTTGCTCATGCGGCCCGCCTGCATGGCTGCTGCTGCCCTTTCACGCGCGCACGGTAGTCGCGCTGGTACTGGCGCAGGCGCTCACGGTTGGCCGCCCGCCACGCTTTGCACTTCGCGCGGACCTTCGCGCGCCACACCGGGTCGCTGCTGCGCGCGCGGCGTCGAGCGGCCAAGCTGGCTTTATGCCGCGCCCGCCATGCCCGCTGTTGCGCAAGACGCTTCTCGTGCCTGGCGCGGTCGGCTTTCACCGTCGCCCACACGCGCTTGTTGCTAGCGCGCGCCTGCTGCCGGAGTCGCTCGGCTTCGCTCGGGCGGCGCATCTTAGCGGCGACGAGCTCACGCTTGCGAGCGTTGCGCGCTGCGCACCAGCCCGGCTCGGCGCGCTTGCGCTTGTAGTACGCGCGGACCTGCACGCGCTCGCGCTGCCGGCCTCTCTCGCCTTGGCGCCAGCGCCAATCCCGCAACCATTCGCGTTGCTTGGCCCGTCGGTGCACCTCGCGCCATGCCACGGCGATGTGGGCCTCGTGCTCGCGCCAGGTGTGCTCCCGGAACTCGTCCTCAATCTCATCTCGCAGGTGCAGCCAGGTCATCAATCACATCTCCTTGAGGTCGGGCTCGCCGGGCTCGCCGGGCTCGCGCACGCACCCGAGCTGCTGGACCAGCGCCTCCGCATCGGCGGCATCAATCGTCAGCGCACCTGCGTACCCGCCTCGGGACCAGATGCGCACCGTCGCGTGGCCGCCGTGCACGCTCACGCTGAGCGACGACACGAGCACGCTGGATGCCGCGATCGCGCTGTCGCGCGTGAGCACCTCGCTGACGTAGCGCGTCATCGGTGGCGGCCGGCTCATCGCGGCGCCTCACTTGCTGGCTCACCCGCAACGAACGCCTCGTAGTCAGCGACCGCCGCGGCCGCCGCAGCCTTGGCTTGCGTCCGGCGCGAGGCGCTCGCGGTGGCTCGACACGTGGTGAGTTCTGCGATGTAGGTGCCAATCCAGGCCAACCGGCGAGCGTCGCACCGGCTGAGCGACTCGTCGTCGACACTCATCGACGCACTGAAGATAATCACTCGGTTGCCTCCACCGCGATCTGCTGCTTGGTCATCGCGGCGCCCACCCCGCGAACGCGGCGAGCAACAGCAGCACCGTGCCCACGATTGCGATCACCCACCCCGCTACGTTCGCCATGGGCGGCGGCTGCTGCGCCTTGGTCACCCAGGCTGCGATTACGAGGCCCAACGCGATAAGTGCTCCGGCTGCTGTCGTCATGTCCATGTTCTCCTGTCATGCCCACTCGGGCAGTTGATTTGCTTGCATGCGGCGCTTGTATTCACTGGCCGCGAGCGCGCACGCCGGGCCGCACACCCGGCGGCGCAGATCCAGCAGCCGATCGCGGCGGTAGACGCGCGGCTCCAGGATGGGGCCTCCGCAGCCCAGGCACAGCAGTGGGCGTCGCCTGCGCGCGCTCGGTTTGGGCACGATCGTGGCGAGCTGCACATGCTCGACTCGAGCATCGCGGGCGTGCTCGGCCCCCACATCACAGCGCCGGCAGCAACATCCTGTGACGCCTTCGACACTGGCCTTCGTGCCGCCGAACCGCTGGTGCCGCGCTGCACAATCGCCGCGACGGATCGTACCGTGCAGGTGTGGGCAGACGAAGCTCTCGTCGCGCTCGCGCGGGTTCATGACAACCGCCCCGTGAGCCAGAGGATGAGCAGCACCAGGAGGAGCACGCCCACCGGCGACCAGCTCCAATACCCCAGGCGCTCTTGCCCGAGGCTGCCACCGAATAGCAGCACGACGATCGCGATGATGATGAGTAGCGTTGCCAGTGTCATGGGATGCTCCCTTCGTTCGCTCGCCATTGTTCGTGAGCCCACCGTGCCCATTGCCTATGCCGCCGTGGTGCCCCTGACCCGTTCCAGCTCCGCCTGCAGTTTGGCCACGCGACGCTCTGCCCGGCGCAGTTCGGCCCGTAGCTTCTGGTTCTCGGCGCGCAGCGTCGCGAGTTGCCGGCCGACGCTCAGCGCCTTCGGCTCGATCGTGCGCTCCTCGATACGGTTGGCGTAGTCCTTGAGGACCTGACGCGACGGTGACACGCCTTTGCTCTCTCGGAACTGCAGCACGGTAGCCAGGTACTTCGACCGCGTCTCGTCGCTGGTCATGGTCGCCGCGATCTGGGTGGCGTCAACGCCGATGTCCTCGACGATCTTGGCATCGCCGATCGCGTCCGTGCCTGACACGAAGCTGCGGTACTTCGCTGGCCGGCACAGTTCGTGGGCGTCGATGAATGCATCAAACGACTCGTGGCCCCACTCTGCCAACTGGTCGGCGAAGTTCTGCTCGACGTACAGCAGGGTCATCATGAACCGGGCGCGTGCGCGGTCCATGTCGGCGCGCAACGCCTTGAGGTGCTCCACCAGTGACATCTCGTCGCTGGCCAACTGCTCGAGTCCGATCATTGCCGTTGTGATTTTCATTGCCATTCCCTCATTTGAACCGTCGGCTGGACTAGCCCTGCACCCGGCAACCAACTGCGGACGACCGACGCTGCCATGCACCCTGCACCCAGCAACCAGCAACCAACTGCGGAACCGGCTGCAGGTTCTGCAGCGCGGCGTGCGCCAGTGCGTGGACGCTCCTGCACCCGGCAACCAACTGCCGACCGGCTGCAGGTTCCCGAGCGCAGCCCGGTCACCTGGGCCGCTTTTGCCTGCACCCGGCAACCAACTGCGACCGCGCGCCCACCAACCCCTGCACCCGGCAACCAACTGCGGACCGGCTGCAGGAGCTCGCTGGCGACACGAGTCATTTCGTACCCCTGCGACGCGGTTTGCGAGTGGTATGCGGTTCGCGAGGCGGTTGGCCCCCGCCCTTGTCGGGGCCGCTCGCGTTTGGGGCTTGCAGTAGCCCCGCCGTCTGCTCAGAGCGGATGCTCTGAACGAACTCTTGCTCTTGTTTGAAGTTCTTCTGCCATCCCCCTATGTCGAAGTCGCTGTGGTCCAGCATGTTCAGCGTTGCGACCAGATCCGCTGAGCGCACAAACGCGCATTTGGCGCAGTGAAACATGCCCGTCCGGGTGTTGTGCTGCGATGGGTCGAGATTGCCGCAGCGCGGGCAGGCGCTGCTGATGTACTCGCTGGGCACCTCGACGACCTCGATGCCGGCTTTCTTCGCGGCCCACGTGACCGCCTGCTTGAGTTGGTACCATGGCCAGCGGCCGATGAACCTCGAGTCCTCCGCTACGATGGTGTTGAAGTCCTCAATGAGAATCGTTGCGGCGCCGATGGCCAGGGCGAACCTGATGGCCGCAGCCGCGACCTGCTGACAGGTGGCGTGGATGTAGCGCGCCTCCGCGTCCTCGAGCGCGCGATACGATTCGTGCCATCGCCCTTTGCCATGTCCGCGCGCACCACGCCCCGGCGTTCGCATGTGCGCCTTCATCGACGACCGCCGCGCCGCGAACCCCTGCTTTACCGCGAGGACATCGCGGCCATCCATCAGAGCGCGGTGCTTGCCGGCCATGTTCGATGCCGCGTACAGAAAGCAGTGCCGGCCACGGTTGAGCGCCAGCGCTATGTCCTTGCGACCTTGCTCTGGCAACGGCTCGTGCGCGGTGAATGCCAGCTTCGCATACCACTTTTTGCGATGCTCATCGTACACCAGCTGACAGTTGCCAAGCTTGACGGTGGGGTCGGTGGCCAGGCGTTTGAGCAGTGAGTAGTGCCAGCCCTTGCTCGGCACGACCGCAAACCGCGTCCATGGCATGCGCTCGAACACGGGCGTATTACGGTCGGCCCATAACCGGGTGGCAAACTCGAACCCGCGCTCCGCCTGCTTGAGTTGCCAGCGGCCGTCACGGATGAAGATCGGCGCACCGCGCTTGAAGCTTGGAATGCGCTTGTCGCCCTTGGCCTTACGCCATTGGTCAACCATCTGCTGGCAACGCCGTTGGCATGCGTCGGTGACGCCGCTTGGCATTTCGAGTTGCTGCAGGTGCGCCGCGTTGTGCTCTGCTGCCCATGCCTCGATCTCGGCGATCTCATCTTTGATGAACTCGAGCGCACGGTACGGCTCGTCGAAGTACCGATTGGCTACCAGGCCGACGATCCCAGCATTGAGCAGCCTGTGCATCTGCGACCGCAGCACCCGTAGCCGCGAGCCGACCACATCCCAGCTCGCGTCCAGCGGCTTGGCAAGCTCGACCTGCACGGTACGCGTCAAAAGTACGGTTCGGCTGGTTCCGTCGAATGCCATGGCTAGCTATTCCCCCTCATGGTTGCAGGGGGCGGAGTCGAACCGCCTTGCGCGAGGGTATGAGTCTCGGCCCACCAGCCCGGTGTCCACGCATAAACCCGGGCCGACGCCGCACGCCCGACCGAGCATCGCCAGCTCAGTGGGGCAGCGATATGTGCGGCGCCTCCCGGGGTACTGCCGCCGTTCAATTTGGAATCTTGAGCATCTCGCAGCCGCTGCTGCCGCCACAGCGCGATGCCGAGCGCAGCGAGCAGCGCGACGAGCAGCGCGAGCAGCAGCCCGACGGCCAGCAGGCGCCGCCGGGCCTGGCGCTCGAGGCGCTCCCGCTGCTCACGGCGCAGCTTGTCGAGCTGCGCATTGATCTTGCGCTTCATTGCGATCTGATCATCGCCGCTCATGAGCTCTGCTCCTGCTCGCGCTGACATCGCCGAATGACAGCGTCACGGTCAGCGACGTCAGGCGCCTCGAGCAGCTCCTGCACGAACGTCACCCGGCCCCGCAGCTCGCGGGCGTGCAGCGCTTGGGCGATGCGCTCCTGGGCCTTGGGGTTGAGCATCGGCGCGAGCCGCTGCGCTTCGGCGAGATGGCTGGCGGTGTAGCGGGTCATTGCGCCCCCGCCGCATGCTGGAGCACATACACGATCGCCTCGCAGCTGCTGCAGCGCGTACGCGCACGCGTCGCCGGTTCCCAGCTCAGGCCCGGCCCGCGTAGTGCCTTGCCGCAGCAGCTCGCTTGGGCGCGGAGCTCGAACGCGTGCGCCATCCCGACCCTCGGCTGAGCAAGCCACGCCGGTCGCGACGATGCGGAGTGAATCATGGAGCGATCCGTCATGGCGCACCGTCCTGCACAGTACCGCTTGGCTTGTCCGCAGCGCTGGGCGCGTCAGCACTGCTGGGCGCGTTTATCAGCACGGCGTTGGGCGCGTCGCCCACCAGGCACACGACGATCGTCTGGCCCTGACGCTGCGCCAGGCCGCCAAGCTCGGCCGCGCCGTGCACGACCTTGGGCCAGTCGATAGGGGGCGGCGGAGCGGCGCGACACGACGCGAGGGCCAGGGCCAGAGCGGTGATCATCGCGTGGTGCTCGAGGATGCTCATGACAGGTGCTCCCGGCAGTAGCGATCGAAGTCGGCGGCGACCGCGTCCGCGATGTTGCGTGCCACTTGCCGCGCACGGTCGGCATCCTGGTGATCGCGCACTTCGCCGTTGGTGCGCAGTCCGGCGAACTCGGCTGCGTACGCGCGCGCCCACAGCTCAGCGCGCAGGTGTGCTCGGATGCGCCCCTGTTCGAGCTGCTGCACCTTGCGCTGCGCTTCGAGCTCGTCGTCGCTCATGACGTGCCTTCCTGTTCTGCAGCGCGCTCAGCGTGCGTCATCGACTCGGCCGCGACCCATGCTCTGCGCATCTCAGCACGGCCGGGCTGATCGGTGACGCGCACTGGCCAGCG